ACTTAAAATCGCATAATCATAACTTGCAAATTTTACCCAGAAGGAGAATGTATATTTACTTCTATTCCCCGCAGTTGACATACTATTGTCAAGCCTAGAATCATCTCCAGAGTTAAACCTAAGACTACGTTCAATAGTGAATTCACCACCTTGTCCAGAGGCACCAGCGAGTATATTACTTCCTACAAAACTCATGAGTAATTACCAGTAAATACAGCATGAATATCACCAGAAGCTTTAACGATGTAATCAATACGATCACATGCATTAGCAGTAGACGTTAAATTAGGCCCTGATCCACCAGAAAAATCCCAATCAGTGTGATAATTCAATGTTCTATTACCTGTACCATCTTGGATAACAAATATTGATCCACTCTGTCCTGCAACTTGATGGGTAGGAGCATTTAATGTACGATTCCCACCGAGCGTAATTTGGAAATTATTACTATTATCTAAGTCAATATCTATCCCAGTGGCATCTGTTAAAACTGTAATCTCTGCGCGTTGTCCTTTAGTCCATGTATTAGCTGTATCTAGAGAAACGCCTCCAGCGGTTGCAGTCGCGACAAATGCCGTAGTAGCAATTTGTGTTGTATTAGTACCACTACCAGCAGTAGGCGCAGTAGGAGTCCCTGTAAGAGCAGGACTAGCAAGTGGTGCTTTTGCTGCTACATCTGAAGATGAAGGAATACCACTAACTGCAACTTCAACATCACTTCCACTATTGTCATAGATAATAACATCTGATTTAATTTTTCCGTAAGCCATTGAATTAACCTTTGATTACTGTATAAGTTGATGTTGACGGAACCGTTAAAACTATTCCAGAGGCAATAGCCATTGTTCCCATTCCACCTGCATTGACGTTTGCAGATATGGTTGTATTTGTTGAGAGAAGTGCTGGTGTTTCCAGAAAGCCTGGGTTACCAGTATCAATAGTGCTAAATGATAGAACTCCACTTGTATCACTAACAAGTGATTGACCTGTCACGGTCGGTAGGGCGGTCGGGAGAGTTAATGTATATGTTGCTCCAGCTGAATGTGCTGGTCCCTTGATTTTAACACCGTGACTATTATTTTCACAGTTTAAAGCTAATTGTCCTGAACCTCGGGTCGCGTTACCTTTGATTACTACTACACCTGATCCATGAGGGTTTAAATTAACGTCTCTATTGCTTTGTGATGTAATTATAGAAAATGTTTTCATGTCTAGATCTGAATCTAGGTTAATACTTCCAGTAATATCACCAGTTACATTACCAACAAAGTTTGTTGAAGTAATGCTTGTCAAGCCAGTTAATGTGCTATCTAAGTTTAAAGTTACTGTATCAGTTGCTCCTACTACTGAAGTAAGGTTACTCCCGCCTGTCACTGTTAAAGTGTCACCACCATTAATAGTTTGAGTGTTTGTACCATCACTTAAAGTAAATGATGTATTAATTGCTGCTGTAGTTGCTGCTGTAACTCTACCTTTTGCATCTACTGTTACAACTGGGATTGCTGTACTACTTCCATAATTACTGGCAGTCACACCACTGTTTGCTAGTGTTAATGCACCAGTTACATTACTTGAACCATCAAATGCAGGTGAGGTATATGTAGCATCACCTGAAATAGCGATTGTTCTGCCAGTTGCTAATTTTGTAGCTGTATCTGCATTGCCAGTTAAAGCACCAGTTACATTACCAGTTACATTACCTGTGACATTACCAGTTACATTACCTGTGACATTACCAGTTACATTGCCAGTCAGATCACCAATCTTAGGACCTGCTCCAGCGATTCTAATAATGTCGTTATTCGAATTTTTTAAAAATATTGCAGGATCAGTCTGACTATAATTAATGGCGACTTCGCCATACTCCATTTGGGCTGTTGTTGGTTCTTTTGCAACACTACCATTTAGAACATTACTTCGCTTTAGTTGAATCTTCAATTTTTTTCCTCCAGCTAAAAAGCCACATAGTGGTTAATAAACCACTTTTAAATTGTAACTAATTCTGGTTTATATCAAGATCTTGGAATGCCTTTAGTATTTCATCTTCTAACTGCCTCTCACATATCTTTGCCAGCAAATGCTGATAGTGAAGTAAGCTCTTTGCACAGCTTTTTAAATTCTCTTTTAATGCATCTAAGTCAGAGCACTCATCGACTTCAGTATTTATAATCTTTAGTTTTAATTCTTTCTCTAGTGGCATGATAAAATCATCTGAATTAAACATAATGCTACTTTGTATTACTTCAATAATATTATTTTAAACACTTTATTGTGAACCATGCCTAGACAAAGCAAGCTAGAAGTTGTTGTTGAACATAACGTATGCAAGCTCTGTATCATCCAAATTTAATCCCTGTGCTAAAGCAAATATTATTTCTAATCCTGTAATACCTCTGCGTTTATAAGACATATTGAACTCACTAGCTACATCATTAATCTCTGATTTTAGTTTCTCATCAAATGCTTCTCTTGCTTCTAGTGTCGGATATTTGTTTGGTTCTTTGATTTTAATTCGTTCAACAAACATTGTTGCAATACTATGTTTGCACATTTTAAAACTCATCTTATGTTCATTAGATTCCCAACTTTCTATCAAACCAGCAGCTGTGAAGATCCCTGAACCTTCATAGTCTGCCTTACCCATCACAGTAGGTAATGGATACTGTCGTTGTCTATTTATTTTTCTCTGCCCTTCATCCTGCGTTGACTGAGGTGCTCGTATAATAGCTTGTGAATGATTAGGACAACTACATGCATAAATCGTTGCTGGCACTAATGCTGTGCCTGCTGTAAATACTTCATCCATCCAAGGATTTACATCAGTATCTATTCTTTGCCATTCAGCTGTTCCTGGTGCACCTGGTGGATGATAATAGTTTCCGTCATATGAATCAATCGATTTTTTAGTAAAACTCCAATCAGAAAATATTAATGTTCCACTAGTGATAGATGCTGTAACCCTAAACTCAGATTTAAATGGTATTGAAATTAATATAATATCTGTTGACGTTTCTTCTACTCCAAGAATTGTAAAGGGTAATACTGTATATGATGCAGATGTTACTTCCCCTTGAACCACCTCCGCTGTTAAATATTGACGTCCATAAAATCTCTGATAATCATCTTTTTGAAAAGAGTATTTACCTTTTAATTCACACGTTCCATTCGATGATGATACTATCTTTGGGAGCTCGGCAATATCATAAAGAGCTGTTGTGAGCTCTGTTGTGCCAGGATTAAGTATGTCAACTGTCTGTGATGTAGTTGTATCACTTACTTCTGTCTCAAAAAAATAATCACTATCGACCCAATTCAAACTACTAATTGAGCTAATATTTTTTTCTTTATAAAAATTATTTATATATGCAATTTTGCCAATTAGTGATTGATATGATGTAAGAGGTGTTACATCAGCACCATATGTCAAACTTGATTTTGGTATTGTAACTTTTACAGTCGATGCTCTATTAGCACTCTTGCCAACGAATACCGCAGGATGATTTGCAGAGGTGAGTACATTTTTTAAGGTTGCTTCAGTTTCACCATCTGTTAATCGTTCACCATTCATTCTAAGTAATAAACGAGCAGCTGTACCTGCTGTAAGCTTTGCCCATATTTCTTTGTTCTGCCTCTGCTGTTCATATTGAGTAGTGTCATTGTAGACCGCATTAATATGCCCAATATTTGGTTGAGAAACTGTTGTACGCCTTAGTACATAATGGTTGTTGCTATCTGCTTTCTTAGTAGCAAATTTATAACCTTCGAACTCCACGTCTATTTCATAGTCCGTCCCTTGATATAACTTGGTGTCTATTTTGGTATCAGAATATGTTTTTTCTTTTTTGTTGTACGTCAGTAGTTTTGACCATGCTGCATTTATGTAGTATTCAAATCCTTTGCGCCATTTGACCCAGTCGCTATCCAAGTTATATTTTTCAATAACTGTTCTATGGACTGACGTCCCATATTGTCGATTACTCGGATATGTACCCGGAGCACCTACTCCTTTGCCTTTATCTACTCTTCCACTTCCTTTGAAACTGAGCGCCTTTGGATTACCAAAACCGTTCTGCTTGCGTGGCATGGCTTTACTAGAACCAGCCGCCTTGGCATCCTAAAAGTGGTCCGTCTGTGACGTTACTATTTGAGTCACGTGCTGCCCATAGTGCGTAACCTTTTGGAAGATACAAAGCACGATTTTGTGCATCACTTCCTACTTGTGGAACAGGTGTTAGTGTCTTTGGCATATCTGCATAACGCACAACGTTGCCAATTGTTGTTGCTGACGTTAAGCTACCAATATAATTAGCTTCTGTAGGTCGTAAGTAATCTCGTGCAGAACTAATGTATAGATTGACCTTATAGGCTGTTGTACTTCTTGCAATTGCGTAAATGTCTTCAATGATTGCTCCATCTGTAGACACAGCGTCAACTAATAATAAAGCAGTGTTAGTTCCAACAATGTCTAATCCATTGTTAGTTGAACTATCTAGTTGAACTACATAATGTAGTACTTGGTCAACTAATAAGGGTTGTTTATTTGTAGATGTTGAAGCCATTATGCCTTACCTTTTTTAGATTGGTTTTTTTGTCCAGTCTTAATTGGATCNTTACCTGGTGTAATATTTAAATTAGCCATCANTGNTCCTCCAGTAGTCCCNGGCATATTGCCAGGTAATCCCCCTGGAATAGCNNGTTGACCTGCCATACCCATGGGGCCTATAGGCATTTGNTTGCCCANTGGCAATGTAGCTAANCGACTACTTTCCATTGCGTCTGGANTNTTNCCACTGATCTGTTGTGGCTGAAGTCCATATTGAAGTTGATTTTTAAGCCTTCCTGGTGGCTGATTTTGCTGTAATGACGAACGGGGAATATTCTCTGGATTTAAAATCCCCGTTCCAACCTGAGGAAGGTTATTCAAGCTCAAGTCTCCGTAAAGGCTTGTTGGATTAACTGGTGCACTTGATGCTTGCTGTACTGGATAAGGATTATTTGAATCTCCACCCATGCCACCGGGTGCGCCAGGGATCATCGCTGTTGATTTAACGATATTACCTAAACGCATGTTTGGTCCCATTAACGAGTGATTATCTCCTTTAGCCATTAGCCCATCCTCATTGTTTGTGCACGATTGTTGTTACCAGCAGCAGCATTACCGGCTTCTTGATACAAAGCCAACCGCTTTTCTANAGCATCGGTTTCCATATCTTCTGGACTCTCTTGTGGAGCACTTGTCGGAGGCANATCTGNTACAACCGAACCTGTTTCATTACTCTCTTGAGTAGCGGNATTATTAGCTACTTCATACTGAGCAGGATCATTATTCATTACCTGAATACCAAAGATAGAAGGATTNCCATCACCTTGAGCAATTGCTTGCTTCCTTAGTTGCTGATAATCTCTCTCTTTGCTATCCATGGTGAGTTTTTGAGTTCCACCACTTACTGGTCTCATAATTAACTATAAAATTCTCTACAACTATTCTACACTTAACGCCAATTAGTGTTGAGGAATATTCTACTTCCGACAGCTGTATCTGCTGGCCCTGGCACAGCTAGTATAAATTCTGCACCTGCTCNTTCAAAAGCATACCNTCGTACTTCAGGTCGCCTGTAGTTAGGGACATATANTGTTTCTGCTAAACGATCACATTCTCTAAGATAAATTTCTCTAAAGTACTCGTCACCTTTGAGTGGATCTGACGTAAGAATCGTTCGTTCAACGTCTCCGCTAATCCGTTCCAGTCTTGATGGGTTTAGTACCCGGTTGCCTCCAGGTTCAAAGTAATCATCAGGAATTGCAGCACTAGCTTTCCATGCGATATCACACCGTTTTACGTGATAAACAATTTCGTTATACCAGAGTTCATCTGGCACTAAGGACATTGCTTCTTCTACCCGTGATCGATCACCAGCAGGGATTTGAGCACCTGCATTAAAACCTAAGTGATAACGTACTTTTGATTTTAGATTTTCATCAAGTTCCATTCTTTTAACCTATGGTGTTGTTGTATGCAGTAGTTAAAAGTTTTTCTAATTCCATGACTTCTGGGTTACTTAATTCTTGACCCATTTGAATCTTGGCTAGCATTCTTGCCTCAGGTGATTCCTGAATCATTAGATCTCTTGTTCCTGGGCCTAATGCTCCACCAAGAATTGCACCTACTAAGCCTCCAGCAAAACGTGGACCCGGTTTTACTGCAGTACGCAATACCTGCCCTGGACTACGAGTTAATCCTTGTCCTGCTGCAAGGCCGTCTTTAATTTTGTTTAGGAAATTACCCCCTTTATGTAATACATGTCCTCCTGTTACTCCCAATGAACTTCCTAACCCGGCTCCAATAATTGCAGCAGCTTCTGGAGACAAACGTTCTTCTTCTTTTTGCTGCGCTCTAGCTAAAAGAATATCTTCAATACTTGGAGCCATTGCAATTTATTATCGTTACTCTTCCTAGTTTAACTAATAAAGATTAAGTCTTCTTCAATTAATTGATCCCAGTTAACCCGTGGGATATTTTCTAGTTGCTTAAGGTTNGCGAAACGTTCACCACTTAATGACATTCGTAATTCAACTATCTTTTTNGCTGTNGCAAATCCTACNCCAGGTAGTCGCTTGGCAATCTGTTCAGCAGGNGCTGCATTTAGATTAAGCCTTGTATCTTCAATAGGAACAACAGCAATTGGGATCTCTTCCTCTGCCACCTCTAGTTCAGGAGCAATAATCTTTGCCATTCGACCTTTATCTTTGTCATAAGGTACGAGCTGATCTAATGTCATAAAGGTAACTTGACCAGCAGCGTCTTTTACCATTGCAAATTCTTTATCATGCTTACTGACGAATTCTACGAGTTTACCTGTTTTAGAGTCTTGGTATAATTTGTGATCAGCCATATTTTTAGGGTACACTTCTTTTATTATAGGCACAAAAAAAGCGTCCCGTTAGAGACGCTTTAGTTACTGATATTTGATTATCAGGTGCCTGAACCAGCTTCAGTAGCAAAGGGGACGTGTGCGTCCTCAATGTCTGGAGCGGCGGCGGGGCGATAGTAACAAACTTCAACCAAGATGGCAGAAGGTGACAAACGATCGGCACCAACAGAAGGATTCTGTTCTGCAGTATTAGCAGCAGAAGTAATCACTTGAACAGCAGTAGCTGCAGAAGTACTGATGGCAGTACCGTTAAGCAGACTGAGCATTGGTGATGTTGCACCATTAGCAGGGTAGAACTTATCTGAACCTGCAGTCAGGGTGATTTCACTACCGGTATTACCAGGAGCGTTTGCACCAAGAGCTTTAATTTTGATCGTATCTGCAGCAGCATTGGCTTTAACACCAGGTGCTGAAATAGATGTGCGATATACAACAGAATTTGCAGGGATCTCAAACGCTTTATCCAGCCGTGGCTTGTCATCTTGGCGCATGTCAGGAGACAGCACCTTCAGATTGTAAGTAGCGGCGGACAAAGAACCACCTGACAGATTACTGTCATTGTCTGGATTAAGAACCAAAGCACCAACGATGCGATAGAACTCAATACCAGGAAGAGCCTCAACACCCTGTTCGCGATATGCGTTCAGGTGGGCTACGTAATTACCGGGAAAAATAGTACTCATGATTAGTTACCTCAATATACGAAGGAGTAACCAACCGTGATGAAATCCCTATTAAGGGTTTCAAAACCGGCGAACAAGCTCCAAATCATAATGATGAAACGACTGAAGTCGTCGTTGTTATTCAACANGATTTGAGCGTTGTTACCACCAATACCAACACCGACAGCTTGTGGGCCGAAGAACACTAACTGAGCTGCACCGTAATCAGCAGCACCAGCAGCTTGATCGGCAATGANCAAGTTGTAGGAAGTTTCAGGCAGGTTGGTGGACTCGAACCAACGGACACCTTCAAACAGGAAGCCAGTCGGCATCACGGGTTGACCAGCAACAAAGCCAGCTTGACCGTAAGCAGGACCCATTCCTTGATAGAAGTTGGCGTTAGGAGCTTCCGCAGGGTTCATAGGATTAACCATCCCTGTACCCGGATAGCGAGCAATCTCGCGGAAGTCAGAGTTCTGACGCAGGTGCATCATTGCGGTTGGATCCACGATGCAACGGTAGTAACCATCAGCGAAGGTAGGGACGTTGCGCTTTCGCATGTCCTTGACAACTTCGAGAAGGTCAGTCTTGACATCGAACTTACCGGATTCACCAGCAGCGTAAGTAACACCTAAGGTGCCACCTGTTCCGCCTTTGGCTTTGTCACCAGGCAAGTAATAACCACCTTGATCAGAGGTTGCTTGACCAGCTNCTTCTGCTTTCAGAAGTTCGTTGGCAAACACACGATCACGCCAGCGGCGATAGTCATCAAGCAGCGTCAAGCTACCGATGGATTGGTGGAAGACATTCAAATTACCTGTATCAAGCAGCAGACGCTGAGCAGTGATCAGGGTTTCACGAGCCACTTTAAAAGTAGAAGGCTGTGAAGCATCGCGAGAATCAGCAGGGCCGGTGTACTCACGGAGAGTAACGAGCACCTTGTCCTTGACGATGTTGCGGGCGGAGGCGGATCCAAGTGTTTGATCAGCAGTCCGCTCACGGGACTCCTTAGTACCAGGCTTACCCCAGAAGCGGTAACGATCAAGCTGTACGGTCTGGCCGGGCTGCTTAGAAAAATCGTGTACAACTACTGGCTCAACTGCCATCTCAATGATGTAGGCAGGATGAGGACGGTAAAGTTCTGCACCAAGAAGCTTCGGAAAATCATTATCAATCCACATGGATTAATACTCCGTAAGCTAAAAGTTTATAAGTGACTTCGACTTAGTCACATATAAAGATACTAATATTAAACGTTATACTTATGTATATGTACCCTAATATCTTATGGTATGGATTTTATTAATGATGACATATGGAAACCGATTCATACTCTTTCTGGGTTTGAATGTTGCATCGAATACTATGTAAATGANGCCGGTCAAGTCAAAAGNACAAANGGTGTTATCGAACGAATATTAAAGCAGCGTGTTAATAAAAATGGCTACGCACAAGTAAANCTCACGCANCGTATTGGAAGAAAACAAACAATTACTACTACAGTTCATAAGTTAGTAGCACTTGCTTTTCTTGATACCCCTCTTGCTAGTCCAGGTAAATTAAAAGGTTGTAGCAGAATACAACACCTTGATGGTGTAAAAACTAACAATAGAGTTGATAATCTTAAATGGACTAAAATAGAAGAAAGCGATAATTAATTACATGTCTGATAGTCTTGTGCTTTCTGGTGAATCAACAGTTAAAAAGCATACTGGTAGTGAAATGGCTTTGACACGCGATAAGCGTGGGGGAGTAACGCACCAATTAAAAGAATGGTGGCGAGGTAATAGCGCTAATACTTGTTATGGTCAGTTTACAGTTTTCAATGTNACGACAGAAGCTGGTACTGTCAAACTTGTTTTAGGNTCATCTAGAGAAAGTAATGTTCGTGTTGATCACGATGGATCTTTTAACTTTGTATTTTATGGGATGAATAATATTCGTAGGGCTGCATTATTTACATCTGACTTTGAACTGATTGAGCATTACGTTTTTCCATCAATTAGTGGTGGTAAAACTATGGTTGTCACTCCCGCAAATGCTGCTACTCGTCCAGTCCTTAATACTCCTAAAAAGATGGGTATCGCAACAATTACTGGTAGTCAATCACCAGANAAAGGGGCTACGGAGACTTACTCTGTGTCGGTTAGTGGTGATGCAGGTAATCTCAGTTATGTCTGGTCGGTCAATAAGGCTGGTTCTATCAAGGGTAAGAATACAGATAGTACTGTCAAAATTAATTGGACCAAAACTACTGACAGCACAATCATGTGTGTAGTCACNTCAGCAGATAAAAATGTAACTGATGGACGAATTACATCTTCGTTTAAAGTGTCCCCTGTTTAGACATTTTCATATCTTCTTGATTCCTCATCTAATCCTGAAACATACTCTTGACCTATAATACATTGAACGTTATAAGGTAATCGTCTTGTATTTCGTGCATGAAAACCTATATAAAAATAGTCGGTTAATCTCACATACATCTTGTCATAAGGATGTTCTTCCCTGTTCTTGTTATAAAGACGAACGTCAAACCAATTATCAATAAATTTATTATTGGTCTTNAAGTTAGATAGATCTACGCTAATAAAAGCATCAAACAGATTGCCAAGATTATTCTGAATCAACTGTGCTGGTTCATATGTATTGACTACACTCAAATCAGCTGTTGTATCGATTGTTGCTGGGGCATAACTGTTGACGGTAGTTAAATCAGCATCAGTGATTACAGCGCATTCCCAATCAATTTCTTCGAAACATCTATATGCATTATCACGATCAATATTTACAGTGACTTTAACAAAATGATTTTCAGATCCAAACAAACCTACTGTGTCATTGTAATTTAGAGTAAATGGAATAATTGATACTTTATCTTGTTCTGGTTTGGTTATTGATCCACCACCACGATAATTTAACGACTTATTAGCCGATGCATACTTAGGGTTCGTGTTATCACTGCCCCCATAGATTATGTGCCTATCAAGGATTCGTTGAGTTACATCCTTAGCACTCTCATTCATGTTGCTGATAACGGGTTATATAACTATTGTAATTTACAAATATTCGTTTATTGAACTTGATTGAGTGCGAAGTGATCTAAGAGCTTTATTCTCTAATGTTCGAACACGGTCTCTACTCATATTCAATACTTGACCAATAGCTGTCATAGACATTGGCTCTAGCATTTCTTCCCCAATTCCATACCTCATGCTAATCACAGCTGCCTGCATTTCAGGCAGATCACTTATTAGCTCCCTAATGTCTTCTTTAATGAACTGTAGTTCAAGCAGTCGTTCTGGTAGTTGGTCCTCATCCTCAAGCAGATCGATTAGTGCTGTATCCCTGTTCTCACCTATCTTAATTTCTAGAGATGTTGGCTGACGGGCTTTACACATCAAGTCTTTAATTTCATCAATGGTAAATGATAGATGCTCTGCCAATTGAAATACATTGGGGATCTCACCATTAATTTGACTTAGTTCACGCTGGGCTTTCTTAAGTTTGTTGAGGTTCTCAGTAACATGGATTGGTAAACGAATCGCCCTCGATTTTTCAGCGATAGCGCGAGTGATCCCTTGGCGGATCCACCAGTAGGCGTAAGTAGAAAACTTGTAACCACGACCAGGGTCAAACTTTTCCACACCACGGACCAGCCCAATGGTGCCTTCCTGGATGATATCCAGTAGTTCCATGTTTCGTTTGGTATATTTTTTGGCAACTGAAACGACGAGCCGAAGGTTGGCTGTAACCATCTGATCTTTTGCTTTCTCACCTTCTCTAAGCTCACGTTTAAGTTCCTTTGGTGAGATATCTAGTGATTGAGCTAACTCTTCGCTTGATGGATTTTGAAGCAAAGACTCCACCGATTTAATTTCCATTAGTCGCTGAACTTTGCGTCCTAACAAGATTTCTTCATCGTGACCAAGAAGAGGGATTCTTCCAATATCACGCAGGTAGGACCTTACTGAATCACCCGAGATTTTAGTTTTTTGCATATTAATTGCAACTCTTATTACTTAATACTAGGGGCTTGAATGATCTTTTGTCAACGTATATTTTCGTCTAATCATTACTTACATAAATACTCTCGCGTACCTTGTTGATTGCTCAGGGGGTTCTTCTCGACCTTCTAATGCTTCCACTGCCATAGCTTGTGCAGCATGTTCATTAAATCCTTTTGATTTATATAGCTCTTCATATTGCTGATACTTTTCTACACTACTTTCAAAGTCGTCACCATTAGTAATCATTTCAGCTGCCATTTGATTTGCAGCTTGATCAGGAATACCATCGGAACGAAGATGCTTCCAAATAGCTTGATATACTTCAGGATTTTCATCTTGGCTGCATGCACATCCAGCCTTACGTAATGCCACTTTAGATTATCAAGTTACTTAACTCAATTCTATCAAGCAGCGAAATTGTTTGATGTATATGGTACCTGAGGATTGATTCCGTAGGCCATAAGTTTTTGCTCAGCTACATGCTGCTTTACTTGTTGTGCAACCTCTGGGAGGCCTAACGCAAATGTTGCCCCGCCACCATCATTGGCATAGAACATTTGTGAGATCCTTTCTAATAAATGATGTTGTGCCTGATATTCAGCTTGTGATAGCTTAGCTTCATTAGTCTTTAATTCTCCAAGAGCCTGTGCTTGTGCTTGTGGAATGGCTGTACTTATATTTTGCGAAACATTCTGTGTCCGTTTAACATCATTTGAATATCCCTGAGCATTAATTACGGGTTGAGCTAACGGCCCACCCATCGCCAGGTTAGGACCAATTGCTGCTGATGTACTTGACATTCCATCGGTACCTTGACCCTTTGCTGCTAGATGCAGTGCTTCTTCTGCGAAGGGATTCATTCCTAAAGTTGGTTTTGATTTCATCTTTAACACTCAAGCAATATTTATATTGTAGGGGATTCGTTGATGAACCCCCATACATTATTTATCAGAGGTCTTGCACTAAAGCTTTAGCTTGCAGCGCACCCTGTGGGGCCTGTGAGAGATACTTCCATGCATTTTCAGGAGATGAGTCCATCATTTCACTAAAGCTTCCCCAGAAGTCATTTACTGCACTTGCCTGACGGCCAGGAGTTGGCATTTCCATCTGTGGGCGTTGGAATTGCTGAGGTACACGACCTTGCTCTTGAGCTTGGATTTCAGCTTCGAACTGTGCACGAGCTTCATGTTGCTGACGGATTTGTGTCTCTTCAGCGGTCTCGGTTGGGTAGGGACCCTGTGGACCAAAGAACTCATTGACGTAATCAGCAAGAACGTCAGGGTTAGTCAACATGATGTTCATGGCACCACGCTCTTCAGCAGCTGCCTCAAGCATGTGATTCATGGAGTTACCACGCTGCACTTGCTCAATCAGTGCATCTTCTACAGCACAAGCATATGTATTGAGAAGAGCAGGGGCTTCAGCACCAAAGTGCTCAAGAACTTCAAGACTTGCGTCGCTTACTCCGTTTAGGTACCCGTCGCTCGCCTGTGCTGCTCCTTGTTGAGCTGCCTGCTGCACCAGCTGGCTCACTTCCGATTCCGAGTAACCCTGGGTTGAAACTTGGGGACTGTAAGTCGGGGCTGCCGAAGGAGCCATTGAAGCCCAATTGGGTTGCGTTTGGGCCTGCGGTGTTGGAGTTGTCTGGTATGCGGAGGGTGAAACCTGGGCCAGGGAGGGGCTGCTTGTATTCAAACTTGCGCTTAGAGCCTGAAAGGCCTGCTGCCATGGATTCCCCGCCGGAGCCGAAGCCTGCGCTGCCTGGGCCGGTGCCTGGTAAGCCGGCATTTGGGGAATCACCGGCTGTGCCATTGATGCCTGGGATGCTGAGCTCTGGTTCGTCGCGTACTGGGGCACCCCTTGCGGCGCGTAACTGGTCTGCGGCGCTGAGCTCTGTTGGGGTTGGGCCGGCGCTGTCTGGTTTGTAACTTCCACTGTAACTTAACTCCTTACGTAAGAATTCTAAAGATCGATAAAGGAACCCTGTTAGATCAAGATTCGGGTCAGCTGCCAACGGTTTGTCTGGCATCTGCGGATGTGGTAATTGATATAGATTACCAAGTAATCCGATAAAACTGTTAATACTTTGCTGAGTCTGTTGAACCATTCTGAAAGGATAACCACTTAACATGGCAGCTCTTTCTTCATCGGTTTTTCCTGGAAATAAGTATTTAAGTGCTTCAATTGAATCAACACCTAATTCTTGAAGGTTTCGGACGACAATACTGTTGTTAAGAATATCGTCTGTACTTTCTTCAAATACTTCTCCCATCCAACGCCAGTCAACACTTGAACTGCCATCGGGGATTAATCCTGTGACTCCAGCAGGGATTTCTCCTGAATCTAGTTTAACACGCATTAATTCGTCTCTCGTTTTCGAAAATATAGCTATTGCTTCCTGATAATCTGCACTTGCAATTTCAAATTCACTCACATCTTTAAAGTCTTCTGGCAATGGAATTGCAGGTTCAGTTAAGCCCTCGACAGCAGCGAACGATTTTTTAAATAGTTCTTCTTCTGTATAAATCATCATTGAAAATAGACGACACAAGCCGTAAGTAAATAAAGCTCGTGCTTTCTTCTCAGCTGTTGCAGCTACTCGGCCATAAAGTGTTTTAATCTCATAGGCAGTTTGTGCCGTAGTAATATCAATATCATCAACACCTCCAAGGGCCAAGCGTATTTCAGATCGATACTGTTTTACGTATAGATTTTGATCACCTGATACTGAATCAGGTGTCATATACTGAACACGATCAGTTGGCTCTAAATTAGCAATAACTCTTGGTACTCTGATCTGTCCATCAATTCCACTAGTGCCGAATGGCTGACTGTTTCTAGTACTACCACCTAATCCTGCAATAGGAGCGAATCCTGCTTGAGAACTAATAGTGGGACGGAAGGTATTCTCGTCACCGCTTTCAACAATGTCGTGCTTAGGACGACTAGATACAAGTGTTGGGTTACCAAAAAACTTTAGGTTCTTTCGAATGTTTCTTACTAATTCATCATGATAAAGAATTTGATTTGCTAACCAGTCAAATTCTCCATTACCTGTGGATTCACCTGTACAATCCATATGATTGAACACTTCAACTGCAGGTATATAACCAAGAGTATTTATTAGTGTTTCAGTAGACCCTGGCATTTTGAATGGCATTAACCCACCACCCATGTTATTTTCAAATTCAATCTTTTCATCTGATATCGTCTGTTCAATCTTGTCTCTATAGACTTTTAGTTGAATCCATTTTTTGGTACCACCATTACCATTTTGAGATGGATATGTATTAAGCACATTTGATCGTTGAATATTGAACGAGTAGATTAATACAACTGACTCTAATTCACCGCTCTGTCCCCGGTATGCACGGTAACTATCTTTTGGGAAAAATAGTAATTGATAATTGTCTCCTGTTGGTCTGAAATAAAATAATCCTTGGCCATCACATAAAAAGTAATCAACAATGCTTTCCATTTTCATTTCCAGCATATTGTCTTCTACGACCTTGCTGATAAATTCCTTACGTGTACCAAATGAATCTTGTTCTGCATAAAATTCAATTCCACGACGCAATATAAATGTCCTCATCTGTGAAAGATGAGATGACACAATCATTGAATCTACTGATAGATCACCACGACGTTGTTTAGCAGCTGTTAGTATCTGTGAAAACTGGCCTTGAATACTGCTATTGTCCATTATGCTTTAGCGTTCCTATGTATAGTTTAGTATGTCTCTTGTATTCTTGAGCTAAGTCTCAATCATCATCATCATCATCATCATCATATTTTTCAAAGGGATCTTCAATTGGTTTAGGACTTGCGCCAAACTCATAATCTGGTAGATAGCCTTTTGCAGAATCTTGATCTCCAAATAGATTTATATTTGAGATAGTTCGACGATCATCCGCTTCCTGACGGTTGGCCGCTTTAAGTGCCTCATAATCTTTTGAGGGTAATTGTCTGTTCATAGTTATTGCTCCCATAGCACCATCCATTGCCTGTCCAGCAAAGCGTTTTTGATAATCGTTATTTAGACCAGTATGTAAATCTACAAATTTGGCTTGTGCTGCCGGACTATCATCAACATCATAATATCCACCCATTGTTGCTGCTGATACTGGAGAATCATAGAGTGAACTCTGACCACTACCTCCTTGATAGTTGAATACACGATTGCTCCCACCATAGGTTCTTACAGAACTATCTATTCTCGCACTGGAATAATTATTGTCTCCAATTGGATTGCTTGTTATATTCCCTGAACTAGTCTCTATGTCCTGTTCTGTATTGCCAATATCTTTTTGAGTATTGGCAGTGTTCCCGGTACCAACAGCAGCACCTGGTGAATCTTTAATATCTCCTGAAAACTTCTGTGCCCTTTCTTTAGCATCTTCAACTTTCTTGGTATCTTCAATCTCTAGAGCTGGCTGAGGATCAGGAGTTGAATTAGCTGGTGGAGTTTTACTCTGGTTATTATTTTTATTTGCTTTAGCCTCCCACTTAGCAAATCTGTTCTTTACACGATTGCCAAGTTCATAACCACTTGCGTTAGCAGCATCCATAATGCTTTGTTTTGAATGCCCTTGTTTTTTCAAGTGGCGCATTTCTCCTGCACTTATATGACCCTTACCAAATTTATCAAAGTTAAAGTCAGCGGCTGTTTTATTATCTGTCTGATAAGCAGCCTTTCTGGCAGCAACCCGTCCCTTCTGATCACCTTTATAGTCTGCCCAAAGCTTTCGATCATGCTTTGTAAAATGATCTTCCTTATGCTGTTTTCTTTGTTCTTTAGTTCTTTTATTCATAATAAATCCTATTAAGCGCGGAGTTTTGCCATATATGACCTTTTAAAGTCATCTGCATCAAATGCAAAATCATCTAAATTCGATGAATAGTAATTACCTGAACCTTCATCCTCTCTACTTGAAGTATCGATGTTCGCATATAAATAATTATTATTTCCTATCGGATTTTGTGAGATACTGCCTGGAGCGACATAACCTGAATTTATATTATCAGCAACAAGTGCATTATCAGCAACAATTGAATCAGTAATTGTATTTGAAGGTGGAGCAGGTGTGGGTTCTGGAGTTGGCTCAGGTTTTGGATCTCGATCTGGAGTTGGTTTGGGTTTATTTGGCTTTGGCTTAGATTCTCCGGCTTTCACATAACCACGTAATTTATCTAAAGCTGCTTGAGATGATCCTCCCATCTTAGATCCCTCTGTAGCAGAATCTAATGCATAATCAAGGACCATTTGTGCTCCTTCTGCTTTACTTAAATCTCCACGATTGTCAAATGCAGTACGAATATCTTTACCACTAAATCGATCTGTTCCTTTTTCAGAACCCGCTCCGTCAGCTGTTCGATCAAAAGAATCTAAATATTTTTTAAATTCAGCAACTCTGGTACCTGCTTTACGAGCCATCTTGCTATTTATAAATTAAAGCTGTCACTATTGTAGTCAATTTGTAAACGTCCTCTTTTTAACAACCCGCCCATTGTTAAAACCATGCTATCTACAGCATCATCATGTGTTGAATGACCAAAATTTAAAAGCTCATCTTCTAGTACATTCCATTTACGCCATTTATTCCATATAACCTTTTTGTGCTCATACAACCCAAGCACACCACGTAGTCTTGCTAACTTATCTCCTTTAAATCCTTTTACTGGTGAAACAGTTAGATTATGCAAAGCTCGATTCTGATGCATTACTCTTTTAAAATCTCCTTCAAATGAGTTTTGATAAGCAACAGCTTCTGGCCAAATGATGCATGGTGACATTGTTGGAAAATACTGACCTTCATCATTTTCAAGCAGAATGTTCCAGTCGGCTAACATCTCACACAAGGCATCCATCTTTTCAAGATTACCTAAGGTGCGTGCTCTTTTCTGATCAATCAAATAGATCTTACCTTCTTTAATCCCGCCGAGTGTCATTACCGTCCAATCGTTTTTCTCACGTAATCCCGCACTCAAGTCTATTCCCACACCAAGGCAATCATAATCTTCAGGTATTTCACCTTTAATAATTAGTTCTGGTGAGATTCCAACATCAGTTGACTTGACTGCTGTATTTAAATATTGATATGCAAAAGCAACTCGATCTTCTAGTTTACGTTCATTTAAGTATTTCATTGACCAAAATTCTGGCCAATAAGAACGTTGCCGACCTTCAGAATCAGTGATAACAGCTTTTTGTACTATCTGTTTCCAATTATTTTTGGGCAGAAATAATGTGGCGTGTATATCGTTGAAGTGAAAGCGGGTTCCCAAACAGATAGCCCGTGCACCTTGAAACATCGTTGGTGCGATAACGTTAGACCACGTCTGCTCCATCTCACGGCGAATGTCTGGGTTGTTGATCGAAGCGGCAGATTTGATAGGGTCATCAATAAGCACCAGCTGTGATCGTTTAGAGGTGATTGCACCTTTGAGACCACCACACGCAATTGTGAAAGCTTCCTCACCTGCTGTATCAATACCTG